GGTCGGAGGGCGAAGCCCTCCGACCCCCCAAAACCTACTCCTAAGAGCGGGGACCGCCGAGGGGCTGGCTCGTCGTCCCACTGGGACCGCCGGCTTCCAGCCGGCCCCTCGTCGTCCCATTGGGAGCGCCGAGGGGCGAGGCTCCTACCTCCTACGTCCAGCCCCAATGGACGGGGACATCACCCCAGCGGGCCACCGCCGCGACGCCCGCGTTGCGCTCGCGCTTGATCTCGCCGAGCCGCGCCTTGAAATCGGCCAGCGCGCGCTTCGTCGCGGCCAGCCACGCCACCGGCACGGTGTGCTCGTCGACGCGGTCGCGCATCTCGCCGTCCTGGTACTCGAACAGGTCGTTGGTCCCCGTCTGGTAGGCGCCCATGGCGTAGGCCGCCGCGCCCAGCAGCACGGCGTCGCGATGCCGTTCGGGGATGCTCGTCCCTGCCGGGGTCAGGGCGTGCTTGGCCGCGTAGGCGACCGTGATGATGCCGCCGGTGTCGACGGGCACACGGCCGGGCGCGAGTTTGAGGATGAACTGCGCCAGGTTGGCCGTCGTGTCCGCCGCCGGCGCGGCCGGGGCCAGCGCCACGTCGGGCATCGCGTCGACCCATGTCGTCGTGGTGTTGTCGAGGATGCGCCCGGCCAACGCGCCGCCCGCCTGGGCGCCGTCGACGCGCGTCCGGTAGATGTTGCGTCCGACCGTGCCCGGCGGCCCCAGCGGGATACCCCCCAACAGCGCCGCGCCATCCGTCGTCGTCAGGGGAGCCGAGGCCGGTCCCGGCGTCGTCTCGCCGCCGCTCTTGAAATGGCTCACACTCCACGTGTACGTCCCCGCCAGCAGACCCTTGCCGGGGATCTCCGTCGCGGACGGGGCCGTCGCCGGGGCGCCCAAGCTCGGCGTTATAGTCTCCTCGAACGGGACGAACACGGGCGGGTAGCGCCCGCTGGGGTACTCGACGCTCTCGATCCACCATGCGCCCCCCGGGTAGGCGTACGCGCGCGCGCCGGGGAGGGTCGCCGTCATGACGGACCGCACGAGCGGCGCGACAGCCGAGTAGGCGTCGACCGCCCGGTCGAGCGCGCGCGCGAGGTCGTCGTTGGCCCAACGCGTCGTCGCCCCGTCGGGACTGTTTGGCAGGCGGTCGAACAGATCCTGCCGCAAGGTGTCCACCGCCTCGGGCAGCGTGGGATGCCCGCCGGGGACGCCGGGCGGGGTGTAGGCGAGGATTAAGGACACTAATTCGCCACCCAATACCACACGTCGACCGCGCCCGTCGTCGGCCCCGACCCGTACACCGTCGCCGTGAACCCGGTCCCCGCCGCCAGCGCCGTCACCGCCACCCCCGTGATCGTCCCGCCGTTCCCCGTCGGTTGCAGGAACACCAGCGAACCCGTCCCGACGAGCGTATTGGGGACCGCGATCGCGCCTCCGCTCGGCGTGCCGGCCGGGACGCCGAAGGTCCCGACCGCCTGGTTCGCGGCGGACGCGCCGCTCGTGTTCCCCGTCTGGCCCGCGAAGCAGAGTTGCCGTCCGGCCAGGATCGCCACGTTGGGGACCTGCTGCGCCCCGCTCGCCGAGTCGTTCTGTAGCCCCTCGATCGCCGTCGGCTGCACCGGAGCCGTAAACGCCATGGATATCTCCTTTGGAACAAAGCCCCCAACCGCGGCCGCATAGCAGCGTACGCCGACCGCGGCGGCGGGTATGGTAAGCCGCCATGTAGGGGCGCGGTCGTGCGCGCCTACATGGCGGCCCGTCGCGCTACACCAGCAGCGCCTGCAACCACCCCGCTATATCCGCGTGCCCTGCGTCGCTGGGGTGCGCGTCGCCGCCGCCCCGAATGAGCCCCGCGCTCACCGCCGGCCCCAGCGCCTCCCAGGCCGCGTTGACGTCGAGGACGGCCGCGTTGTAGCGCCCCGCCATGCCGTAGACGCGGTCTATATAAAAGGACGCGAAATCGTAGTTGAGCCAGTTCCCGACGACCGGCCCGATCGCCGGAATCACGAACAGGATCGAGGCCCCGCACGCCCGCGCCGAGTCGCACAGCCGCCGCGCCTGGTATGCGAATGTGTTGTACGCCACCAACTGCTGCATGTCGTTGACGATGTGCTCCACGACGAGCAGCTTCGGCGGCATCGGCAACAGCTCGACCGAGGAGCGCGCCGAGTCGACGTTGCGGTTGATCAACGTCTGGTACGCGCTTTTCCCCGCGACCCCCATCCTCCACGGCAGGACCCCGCGCGGGACGCCGCTGTAGGCGACGATCCCGTGCAGCACCAGGTTCTGCGCCCCGACTTGCTGCAACACGATCGTGTGCCGCGCGTCCGGCAACCCGCGGATGCTCACGGCCACGAGCGGCGAGGCCGTCGCCCCGTTGCAACTCGGGTTCCCCCCCGACCCATTGGGGATCCCGCCTTTGTCGTAGGGCACGCCGTCGACGCTCACGGTGAACGGCCCGCCCCCGCCGTTGGTCGCGACGAGGACGTCCACGCCGGTCCCGCTGAACACGCCGGTCGCCTTGGCCCCCGCGCCGCCGCCGACGCGCGCCTGCCCGCCCAGGCCCCAGGTGTGCCAGTCCTGCCAGCTCCCGCTCGACCCGTTGGCATAGGTCCAGCACGGCGTCACGTCGGCCGAGTAGCCGGTCGCGCCACCGTACGCCGGGTCGGTCGTGTCGGCGATCCCGTGAAACCCCTCGCCCGCGCTCCCGTACTTCGCTTGCAGCGCCGCCACGAGTTTGGTCCAGAAGCCGTTGCCGGGGCTCGCCGCGGCCCCGCGCAAGATCGAGTCGCCGATCCCCGCGACCGACACGACGGCGCCCGCCGCCCCCGCCTTCGCCGCCGTCCACGCGTCCAGCGCCCCCGCCGGCACGGACGTAAACGGCGGCGACGCCGGCCCGGCCGCGGCGGCCCCCGCCGCCACCAGCGCATTCCCGTTGCCGTCGATATATCCCATCGGGTGCCCCCTAATTGTTCCCCTGGTAGAACCCCCGATAGTCCACCACCGCGTCGCCGTACTCGTGGCGTACCTTATAGGTGATCACGTCGTTGGTGAAGTTGGCGCCGAAGAGCGGCATGTCCTGGATGAACAGCACCGGGTTCATCTGTCCGCCCACGAAGCCGATCTCGACCGTGTCGACGACGCGCGGGTCGCAGGCGAGGTACCAGCCGGATGGGCTCGTGAGCTGTGGGGCCACGATGACCTCGGCGTAGCCCAGCATCGGGTTGATGTCGTTGTAGTTCGCCCCCGGCGCGCCGGCCGACTTGGTGACGACCATGCCCTGCCACTCCAGCTCCGGCGGCACGACGAGGTAGCGCGGCTTGAGCCCGATCGGCTTGCCCGCCATGTTGGTCTGCCGCCGCATCGCCGTGACGCCCTGCTGCATCGCCGTCGAGGCCAGCGCGGCGCCCGTGTTGGCGGTCCCCGGCGTGACCACCGCGCTGTTGGCGTGCGCCCCGCCCTTGGTGAACAGCGGGTTAGCGTCGTAGATGTTGGCCGGCGAGGTCAGGAAGCCGTACACGAACTCGGCCAGCGTGAAGGCGGCCGCGACGGCCAGCTTGCCCGGGATCTGCCGGATGGCGTAGAGGTCGTCGTTGACGATCGTCTCGCGCGTGACGGCCACCAGGTTGCCGCGCTTCTGGGGGGTGTAGCTGGCGCGCGTGTCGGCGAGCGTGAGCGCCGTGTACGCCGTGTCTTCGGGCACCGTGCTCAGCGAGCCGAACGCGCCGAGCCGGATGCGGTCCTGCAGCTTGAAGTCCTTGATCGGCGTGACCGTGCAGAATTTCTGCCACTCGCTGGGCCACGCCTGATAATCTTTGAGCAGGCGTTTGTTCATGCTCGTGCCGAGCAGGTACGAGAAGCTCGATGTCGTGACGTCGGCCTCGCGCAGCTTCTCCGGCGCGGTGACGCCGTCGACGGCGTAGTCGCCCGTCGCGGCGCAGTAGGCCTCGCGGATCCCCGAGAGCGCCGGGACGCGCTCGCCCTCGTAGATGTCGAAGAGCTGGTCGAACGCTTTTTGCAGCCGCTCGGCCTCGCCCAGCCCCACCGTGGCGCGCTTCTCGAAGCCCATGCCGCGGATCAGGCCGGCGGTCGTCAACTCGGCCAGGAGCCCGCGCTCGTCGTCGATGGCCGCGTCCAGCTCGCCCGCCTCGAAGACCCTGCCGTCGAAGCGCCGCTCGACCCGCGCCTTGACCGCGGCGGGCAGCGCGCACGCGGCAAGCTCCCGCTGCAGGGCGCGCTCGCACTCCAGCAGCCGCCGCGTCCGCTCCAACTCGTCCTTCAAGTGCTGAAAGGATTCTTCCACCGGCGCGACGACGCCTTCGGTCACGTCCATCTGTCCCTCCGTGAGATACGTGTCGCCCGCGAGCACGTGCCCGCCGGGGATGTTCGCCGCGCGTGTCGGACCGGTCTGCACGGGCGCGCTCTGCCCCGCGTCGGTCCGCTCGGGCGCCTGTTGGCCGTCGATGGCGAGCCCCGTCGCCGCGGCCTGCCGCTGGAGCGCGGCCGCGTCCTCGTTCGACGGGCGGTACTCGTCCCACCAACTCCCGTTGTCGGCCTGCAACAGTCGCGCGAGTTCGCCGCCGGCCGAGGCGCGCGTCACCACATCACACGAGTTGAGCCGCGTCACCGCCTCCACCTCGCGCACGCGCCGGCCGTCCATCGTCGCCGGCCGCGCTGTCGCCAGCGCGTCGATCGACAGCCCGATCAGGCCCGGCTGCCCGTCGGCGATGGCCTCCTCGACGAGCGCCCACAGCCACTCGGCGTTGCGCGACACCTTGAGCGTGGCCCTCAATCCGCCCGCCTCGCCGATACGCTGGCCTCTGTAGTAGCCCACGATGTCGCGCACTGATCGCTCGGGTCGTTCGCCCGGACCAGGGTGGTCGGCGAACGCCCGCGCGCCCTCGAACAGCGGCGCCATCCCTTCCACCACGGCCGGGCTGTAGTAGTTCCCGTTCTTCGAGAGCCCCGGCCGGATGCACACGACCTCAACCTCGCGCCGGTCGGCGTGTACCACCGCCTCGGCCAGGCTCGTCACGATAGTGAGACGGTCCATCAAGACGCCACCACGTCCGGCCGCGCCTCCGGCGTCACCCGCCCGCCCGGCCCGGTCGCCCTGGTGAACGCGCTGAGGTCGGCGCTCGCCCTGTTCGCCGCCGCGTACGGCCCCGCGATGGCGTAGCTCTCCATGTTCCCGTCCGCGTCGTACGAGTGCCGCGCCGGCCGCTCGATCCCTTCGGCATGGCCGCCGTTGACCATGCTCGTGAACGTGTCCTCCGGCCACTCCGTCCCCTGGCCGCCCACGTCAAACGTCCCGCTCGGATCGCCATACCCCGCGTGATTCATGCGTCCCTCCACCAACTATCCGGCTCCTATCCCGCGAACGGCTCCGGCTCCTATCCCGCGAACGGCTCCGGCTCCTATCCCGCGAACGGCTCCGGCCGATACGCGCCGTACTCCCCGATCTCTCGCCCCAGGTCACGCCGCGCCGCGTCCTGCTGCCGCGCGCAGTAGCCCACGGGATTGGCCGGTAAGTCGGTCAGCGCCCGATCGGCCGGCTCGCGCGCCGCCGGCGCCAGGCCCCATCCCCACGCCGCCTGCTCCGCCGGCGCGCACGAGCCCGGACGCCCGTCGTTCCCCCGCGGGACGGCCGCCGCGCCGGCGTCCCGCGCCGCCGCCGTCCCGGTCACATAATTCCCCGGCGCACGCCCTATCGTTCCCACTCGTCGCCTCCCTGGACTATGCATGAGCGAAGCGCCCCACCGGGAGCGCCGAGGCGGGTCCCTCGACGCTCCCGGTGGTCGTCCGTGGCCGCTACACCGCGCCCACGCGCAGGGCCGCCTGTGGCGCGGCCTCCGCGCCCGGCGTCGACACGCCCGGCGTCGCCCCTGCCGCGGCTGCTCCCGCCGCCGCCGCGCCCGTCGTCGTGACGATCGCCGCCGCGCCAGCCGTCTCCGTCCCGTTCGTCGCCATCCCCGCGGCGGTGGCCTGCACGGACACGTCGCGCGTCGACGCGCGCAGCGCCGCCTTGAGCCCCAGCACCTCGCTCTCGATCAGCACCTCGACCTGTTCGCCCGAGAGCAGTGGGAAACGCCGCGACAGCAACGCCGCCACCTCGGTGTAGCGCGCTCCCTTGTCGGGGATCGCCTGTTGCGCCCACGCCACGAGGCGCGCCGCGCAGTCCGCCGCGCGCCGGTCGCGCAGGTGCAGCGCCAACTGCCGCAACAGCCAGCCCGTCGCGAGCGAGGTTAATGGACCCGCCGCCACGGCCAGCGCCTGATACTCCAGCCCCACCGCCTGCCGCAAAAGCTCCTCGTGCACCGGCGCCTCCTACTAACTAACGGCCCCTACCTTCGTCGAACGTACTCCCGCCGTACCCAGCCGTGCAGACCGCGGGCGCGCACGAAGGTCCACAGGCACTCGCCCGCGTAGGCGTCGCGCAGTGTCTCGCCGTCCGCCAGCGTCGCCAGCACGGGCGACGTCAGGGCGGGCGCCTGCCGCAGGTGCAGCCCGTCGCCGCAGGAGACGACGAGCGCGGCGGGGTCGCGCGGAGCCCGCCCACCCGCGCCGGTCCCGACCGCGGCGCGCGAGACGCCGTCGAGCACGAAGGCGCCGGCGAAGGCCGCAGCCAGGCTCGTGGACGTGTAGGTCGTGTCCAGGCCGCCGTTCCAATACGAGAGCGGGTCGTTGAACCGCCCGCCGGGCAGTTGCAAGATGAAGTGGTCCGGCTGGTCGCGCGCGCCCAGCCACCACAGGGGATAGTTCGTGTAGACGGTCCTGCCGTCTACGGTGTTCGGCGCCGCCGTGCGCAGCCGGGCCGGGCGCACCCACAGGATCGCCCACGCGGCGGCCCGCACCACGCCGAGGTCGGCCGTCCAGCGCCAGCCTATCCCCAGGGCGTCGAGGGCGCGGCCGCCCTGTTCGAGTGAGGTGAACCCTTGCCCCGCGTGGTCGACCTGCCCGGTCGCCAGCAGGCGCATCGCCCCCACCAGCGCCGTGTCGTCCCCGGCGAAGGGGTAGCCTCGTTCGCGCAGGTAGCGCGCGAGGCACACTTCATAACAATCATTCGCGCCCTCCACCATGTCCGGACGGTCGCCGGGGTGCCGGTACAGTTGCGTGATGTGACGCCAGCGCGGCTGCCACGACATAGCCACCTCCTCTCACCGAATCCTCACCAACTTCACCACCCAGCGATTCATGGCGATCCCGGCCGGGTGGTAGGCGCGTACCGCATAGTGCGGCGCGTCCGCGACCGCCGCGGGGGTCGCCGTCGGCGTGTCCGCCACGAGTGTGACGAGACGCGGGTCGAGCGCGGGCGGGAACTCGGCCCGCGCGGCCGGCGGATCCGACGGCGCCGTCCCCGCGCCCAGCCCCGCCCCCGCCCCTGTATTCGTGGCCTCGGGCGGCTCCGCGTACGGGCGCGCCCGCCACACCACGTCGGCCGCCACGTAGTCCGTCCCCTCCGGCCGGCGGTATACCAGCGTCACCGTCCGCGTCCTGCCGCGCCGGTGCAGGCACAGCCCGTCGCCAACGTGGACGAGACCAGTTGGAAGGAAGGGGTCGCGCGCCGCTGGCTGTGGGTGGCGGTGACGGCGCTGGTCAGCGTGTTCCTGATGCGGGCCACGCGGGGGAGCC